ATCGGTGGCCGTCTTATCTTGAGCAGCCTGGAGCTGCTTGGTCAGCTCTCCGATGTATTTTTCGCCCGCCTGATTCGCGAGGCCTTTGGCCGCACTGTTCCGGTTTTGGGCCTCTGTGTTTTTATCGGTTTCGCCGGTCAGAGCAGCAAGGGTCTGCTGCTGTATTTGCAGGACAGCGCTCAGGTCAGAAACCGGCGCCTGCCCCGACTCCAGCGCCTGCGCCATAGCCTCAGTTACACCAGGCACGGTACGCAATTGATCGGCAACAGCCTTCCAGTCGACAGCCATGCCCGAGGCTTGGTCTGACGAAGCTTTGCGCACCAGCTCCAACGCCGCCTGAGTATCGTCCGGCATCCGGACTAGGCCCGCCATTAACCCATCGGCACCGGCAGCACCCATGTTGCGCAGATCATTCTCGAACTTGTCGGCCATAGCGCCCGACATCTGACCTATTTTTGCTTGGGTGTCGGAGATCTGCGACTCAAGTTCCCGCAGCGTTACGGCCTGTGTTGCCCGATTCAGCTTGTCAAAACGTTCGGTGAGCTTATCCAGAGGATCAGACAAATCCCCCAGCTTCTTTTCCAGAATACTGGTGTTATCGCCCAACGTGAGAAAGGCGATCCCTGCCCCTACCGCAAGGGCGGCAATCCCTGCGGGCCCACCAAGCACGCTCAATAGCCCGCGACCGGCGACGACCAATCGACTGGAAACAGCAGCCGATTCGGCTTGTGCCTTGGCAAGTGAGCGCTCAGCAACTTCAACCTGCTTGATCATTGCGGCTTCGGTCAGCCGCAATTCCGCCATGCGAGCGACAGTCTGCTGACGACCAGCGTCGGTGATCTGAGCTTTGAGTCGCTGAGTTTCCAGCGCTTTCTCCGACGCGAGCGCCGCCTGCACAGCCTTCAGGCGCTCCAGCTCCGCCACCGCAGCAGCCTGATCAGCCAACGCTGCTTTTTTTGCAGCTTCGGCAGACAACAAATCAGATTGAGCACTGGCGACAGTCGCTTGGGTTTTCTTGACCGCAGCCGCACTCGCAGCAATCAGGGTGCCCGTGTAATTTGCCATGGCAATGGCAGCCGCACCTCCCGCAGCTACCGCGACCACGTCCAGATTTTCAGCCAGGAACCCGACGCCCTTGGCGAGCACTTCGAGCGCGCCCGTCACGGACGACCCCGAGGCCATTTCATTCAAGCCCTCAGTGACGCTCTGAATCGCAGGAAGCATCGCCACGACCAGCTCGTTGGATGCACCTTGAAATGCGCCCTTCATCTGGTTGATAGCAACGTTGACTTCTACAAGACGTTTGACGTCAAGCTCGCTCAAAACCTGACCGGTACGCTCGGCTTGGTCGCCGAAGGTTTTGAAGCCTTCACCATTATTGCGCAGCAGAGAGATGAGCCCAGTGGCCTCATCCGCCATGGCCTCCATGTAGGTGGTCATCTGGGCCTGATTGAGCCCTGCCTTCTCCAGCGAGGTGTAATACAGCTGCAACGCTTGAGGGCCTGACAGGTCGGCAAACATCTTTGCAGTGACACCGACCTTCGGCGCGATTTCCTTGAAGAAATCGGCCATCTCGCCGCCGCCACGCTGAATGAACTCCCCCACACGATCCGTCGTATCTTTGAGAATGTCGGCCAGCTTGTCCTGTTCAATGCCTACCGTTTTCGCACCCGCAGCAAGGCGCTGAAAGTCAGTCACTGACGTATTCGACAGAGCCGACAGGTTTTTTACTTCCTGGGCATACGTTGAGGTTTTAACGGTGATCGCCACAAGGCCGGCGACCGCTGCCGCCGACGCGACACCTAGACCTGTAATGGCCGCACTTACCGCCTTTTGCATCGCCGAGGCATTATTCCCCGTGCGATCAAACGCTGCGTCGACCTGGCCTAGATTGCTATCGATCTTCCCGGTGGCATGGGCGACACTGGAATCAGCTTTCGCCATTTCCTGACGGAGCTGCGCCGTTGTCGCCTCGATGCGAATCAACATGCCTTGTACGTCAGCCTCAGCCATACCCTTCCCCACTATTTCACAGGCGAAAAAAACCCGCCGAAGCGGGGTATTTGCTCAATCTTTGCAGGCGTTAAGTCATCTTGCGGTTCATGGCAGCGGCACGCAGCTCAACACGCAAGTCGCGCGCGTTAACCTTTTTGTCCGGCTTGACGGGAGCCGAAGCGGCTCCGCCGGGAGTGGTCATTTTGAGGTAATGCAACTTGGCATCCCACGCCATCAGAATCTCAATGATGGGGGTTTCCCACGCCAGTTGAGGTGCCCAGCCGAGCCAGCCCGTAGCCATGCCATAAACCTCATCGACATAACTGCCGTTGCCTTCGCGCTTTACTCGTTTCCCGCCTTTTCTGCAGCCTCGGCCGCCTCAGCGAGTTCATCATCTGACTTGCCGCCCGGATTGAGCATGGCCGTCAGATAAGGGATTACCTGGGGATTCACGTTGCTGATGCCAGCGTCATAAATCTGCTCTTCCATGGCCTCGACATCCTTCGGCTTATAGTCACGGCCCGCGCCGATCAGAACCACAGTTGCCAGCGAACTGAGGCTGACACGGTGGGTCAATTCGTTCAGCGCCGGGGCCAGCCCGCCAAAACGTTTTTCGATGTTGCGGACCGCCTTCAGATTACCGATCAATGTCAGGGCTTCATCACCGATGGTGACTTTGGTAGTGCCGTGGCTGGTTTTGCTCATGGTCATAGCTTCCAATTTTCAAGAATAAATTAGGCAGTGCGGCAACGTGGCCGCACTGTTTTTCGGTTCTTGACGCTTACGGCGCGACCGTTTCGTCTTCGAAGATTTCGGAGTTGATACCAATCGTCGCGCTACGCTTCACGACATCTTCAGCGCCGCCCGGCTGCTTCTTGGTGCTCATTACCTTGCCCGCAAAATAGTCCGTCAAACCGTCCAGGTAGACGATCTTGATCGGGTAGTCATAGCGAGAGCGGTCTTTCTGAGCGGCCACCAGCTTTATCTGACCGGCATCACCCTTATCGAACCCAATGGTCAGGTCCATGCTGCCTGCATCAGCCAGGCCCTTCAGGTGACGAGTCCGACCGTCTTTAACGCCAGCAAAGGTGACGTCGCCGATCTCGTCGCCGTAGTCGCCGTAGTTTTCGATTTCCCCGACTTCGACATAAGTCGCCGCCTTGAGGATATCGAGTGCCGCTTCCGCATCAGCGGGCAGGTCGGCAACCAGCCGCAGCCCGATGAAAAACCGCGTACCGGCATTGGTATTGACGCTCATAGCTAGTCCTCCATGGGACATGGATAAAGCCGCAACGCGGCGGGTATTAGTGTTGGGTGATGATGCGAAGAGTGACCGAGCCGGTGTAGGTGCGACCGTCCGGCTCGCGGTTGGCCTCGGTGCGCAGAACGCGAACCGGGTCGGCAGTGCCCGTGGAAAGCTGGAACTGGTGAAGATCTAATGCGGCACGTATCGCCGCGTTGATCTCCTTTACCTGCGCCTGACCCGCGTAGTTGGACCAGACACTGAGGTACCAAAGCCGCGTATCGCGCTGACGACCAGACACCGGTGTACTGTTGGTCACGTCCTCATAATCGAGCGTGACGTAGGGGTACGGCGTCTCATCCGGTACCGCGTCGTACACCGGCACCGTTAACTGCGCCGAAAGGCGCTCAAACAAAGCCTGCTGTAATGCCAGGGAGGGATCAGCCACGTCGGATGTCCTCCGCTGCGCGCGCCAATGTATTGCTCACCGCACGCGACATGTTCAGCAGAATGGTCTCCCGGTTGACGTCATAGGATGGACGCAACCAAGGGTGAGCAGCCCGAGCAGGAATGTCCGGATATTTACCGAAGAAATGCGCGCCATCGCTTTTGTTCTTCGTATCCCGAGCACGCAATGCGTTACGGCGACCACCCAGCTTGGATTTGTCCCGGTTGTTGGTGTGCTCACCCCCGACGGCGTCCTTGTCAGCCCGCCGGTACAGCGTTCCGCTGTACCCCTTGGTGCCGTATTCCACAAACCGCAGATAGAAAAATCGGCGATTGTCACGCTTCCCGCGTAGGCCGATCTGAGCATCCAGCCCGGATTTGCTGACGAATGCTGTCAACGCCCCAGCGGCCGCACCCGTGTCGCGAGGGATTCGGCTTTTTTGGGCGGCCAACACGAGATCAGCCGATTCCTGCATTGCGGGCCTGATTTCGTTTTCCAGCGTTTGGTGAATGTTGCGCAGGGTTTTGCGTAGCTTGAAGTTACCCTGCAGACGTGACCGCCGGGCAGCCATGATTAGGCCTGAGGATCAGTGGAAGCCGCAGCAGCCGCAGGCTTTTTCGCCGGGGCAGTGACCCGCTCAGCCAAACCTTCTTTGACGAGCAGTTCGGCGTAGGCCGCATCGGATACGTCGAACGTATCGCCCTTTTCACGCTCACCCGGACGCCCGGACAAATTGCACAGCGCTTTCAGTTTCATGGTGGTACCTCAGGTTATTGAAACGTTTGAACACAAGAGCCGAAGCATGGTTTTCTTGCCGTCCGGCAAGGCGGCCTCAATCAGATACATCGAGTCGCCGTCGGAAATACGCAGCCCGCTTTTAATGCTGCGGCGAAAACGGACCTGTATCTCGGCGGTGATCAACCCCACCACCTGATTGGCGACGGGAGCCACCCTGCCGGTCGGCAAAGCGACTGCGGCCCAGATCTGACCGAACTCAACCCACTGTGATTTTTTCTGGCCGCCGTATCCGTCTGGCTCGCTGGTCAGCTGCCACAGGGTGCAGCGATCTCGCAATGAACCCGCACGCATATCAGAACCTCGGCGGAACAGTGATTTCAGACAGAAGCAGATCCAGCATGGAGCCAGGTAACTCTGCCAGAGTGATGCCGCTCACCAGCGTTTCCCGGTATTCGTGAGCCGTGGCAGCCTGCATCAGCAACCAGGTACGCACAGCAGGATGGCGGTCAAGATCAATGCCCGCCTGATAGCGAATCAGCAACTCACCAGCGGGCCGACCATCAGGGAAGTACAAGAAGCTTTCACGCCCCCGGTTGCGCAGGCTGTGCGCGACCGTCAACACCACGGCAGAACCGTCTCGCTGGATTCGGCTGACTGACAGAATGTCCGTCGCCTGCCCCATATCCAAGGCGTAGCCCGAGTCGTAATGCTCGGGCCATTCATCCTCATATTCAGCCTGCCGGATCGCCGCGCCGGTGCGGCTCTCTGCCTGCCCGGTTACACCAGGGATGATCACGCCCTCAATCAGCTCAGGCACCGTATCCTCTGGGTCCAGGTGGCACTGGAAGGCCACCTGTGCCAGCGTCAGCACCGGCTCACCGATGTAAGCAATGCGCCGGGCCATGGCTACGGTTTCTCGTCGTCATCGCCCGATTGATCGTCGGGCGGCGTTTCGTCACT